CAAAAGTCAGAATTTGAAGAATTTAACGAACTTTCGAACTGTTCGTTTGTTTCAGACAAAAAACAAAAAGATGTGGAGGACATATGACACCACAAGAATTTAAAGAAATCAGATTGGTAATTGGATTATCTCAGCAACAACTGGCTTTAAAACTTGGCATACTGAAAAAGCAAATCAGCAAGATTGAAAGAGGCAGGGCTGGCATCACAGAGCAAAAAGAAGAATCAATGAAGATGCTATTGCGAGAGCATCGATTGAGAAGTAAAAAAGCAAATTCATTTACTAGGCCGAAGCGCGAGAAAATCTGTTTCGCATTTCCTTGGTACAGTTATCAGAAAAAATAAAAAAATTCAAGGCTATCTGCCATGAATAATAGTTTCTCACATAGACTATTATACCACAGAAAGGCAGAATGCAGATGACTTTTTTTCCAGAAATTGACGCTGAAAACACAAAAAGAAACGCCAAGCGAAAACTCAAGGAGTATCCACGATGGCGAAGGGTAGCGAATGATGTAAACGGTCAGAAAATCACTGCTACATATACATTTGAACCGAGACAAGCTCACGGAAACCCAAGTAAGCCAGTTGAGCGTTTAGCTATCAACCGAGTAGATGCCGAGTCAGAGCTTGAAGCGATTGAGTATGCCATCAATAATCTACTCAATCCAACCCACAGACGGATTCTATTTGAAAAATATCTGTACGCAGGCAAGCGGTACGATTTTGAGATATACAGCAATTTATATCTGTCCGAAGCAAGCTTCTATATAGAGCTGAATGATGCTTTGTTATCGTTTGCAGAACAATACAGAAACGGATGTTTGGTGGTAAAAAAATAGAGTTTTTGAAAGTTTTACAGAAGAAACAAAAAGTTTTTATGTAGTTTGTTCGTGTTTTTTCGTGATAAACTAATAACATGAGATACCAGGAAGAGACATATCTTTCCATTTTGCATCAATATTTTTTTGATGAAAACTATCTTTTTTGTAGAACCTGGTATCAAAATAAGGGCTTAGCCTAGATAATCTGTGGTGACACAGGAAAACTAAGATTATGGCATATCAATCTTAGTGCCAGCAATGGTCAATCTAAGCAATCCAATTCTTGTGCTATTCAATGGGTAGCGACGTGTGAAGTTAAAGAGTATTATTATCCAAGAGCCAATCGGTGATGGGCTGTGTCGGCAGCGCTTGAAACGAACACGGAGAAAAAAGAAGGTATCAAAGTTCAAGGGTCGCGCCAAAAGCGGATACCATGTTACATGAATTCGGGTTGACTACCCAAATTCATGTAACAATCCTGAAAGTTGCCAGCTGGAGGGGAATAGCAGGTGTTGCGCATTTCGTTTCTCAAAAGGAAACGAAACGCATGGCGATGCACGTCTGTGATATGCCGAATAGATATATAGCGTTTATATTTAAGAATACAACTATTTTCAAGCGAAAGACATCGCCCGTCACAAACGAAAGTGTACTTCGGTAGCTAGGCTACCTACTCGATTCTCGCAAGGATGAGAGTGAAGTCGTAGAGTAAAGCAGCTTAGACCTTTAGCGGGGTTTTCGTTAATTGAAAAACGGCTTAGTAGTTTGTGACGTCAGGAGTGGTTGGTCTAACCAACCGTGCATGATTGATACTAGGAGGGATTCTAGTGGATAAGCAACTAAACAATAAGGTTGCGAAAGACAATCAATAAGACGAGTAATCTCATCGTTTTTTTGAGAACATAGCTCAGTTGGTAGAGCACCTAGTTGAATCCTAGGAGGTCGCAGGTTCGATTCCTGCTGTTACCATTTAAAAACTAGCAACAATAAAATAATTTAAGAGGGCCAAGTGACCATGTTTGCTAGTATCATGTGAGGGACCAAATATTTGACTCAGAGAGACCGCAGATATGGTCTTTTTGTTATGGAGAAAAAATGCTTAAATTAGACGAAAAGAAAATACGAAAAGGAAAACCGATCGGGCTTCCATATCAGGGTAGTAAGAAGAAAATCAGTAAGAAGATAGTTGAGATTATAAAACAAAACTTTGGCACTGATAAAAAGATATATGATGTTTTCGGTGGAGGTGGAGCAATCACTGCTGAATGTGTGTTGAACGGCTTAGAAGTTCATTACAATGATTTAGATAAAGATATTACCGACATGTTTCAAAGAGTCATCAGTCAAGATAGGGAATGGATTAAAACGCTGATTGTCAGCCGTGATGAATTTTTTGAAATCAAAAACAAAGATACAAAAACAGTTGATGACAGCATTAAATTACTTGTAAACAGTTTTGGAAACAAAAAATACAGTTATCTATATAGCAAAGAATGGTCTGACATGAAGTATAATCTAGCAATCGAGATTATCAATAAGCATGATGTTTTTAGTTGGTATAAACAAACTGAAACTTACAAGCAATACGTCGATTCGTTGAAAAATAAACATTTACAACGTTTACAACAGCTACAACGTTTACAGCAGGTAGAACATTTACAACGTTTACAACAGCTAGAGCCAACAAATTTAAGTTATGAAGCTTTCTCAAATGTCGATGGAGCTATTTTTTATCTGGACCCACCATACGAAAACACGACACATGAAAGCTACAAAGGAAATTTTGATAGTCAAAAATTTTATGATTGGGCGGTCGAGATGAGTAAGAAAAACATTGTGCTTATTTCAAGTTATGAAATATCAGATGACAGATTTAAATGTGTGTATGAGTTTGAAAAAGCTAGAAGCACTATGCAAAGTAGCGGTGCTGGAAAAAGAACTGAAAAACTGTTTATGGTACTGGTGAAATTAAATGAAGCCACAAAAGCTGTCAATTGCTAACGGTCGTCGAATTATCACTGACCACGATAGCCGAAAACAAGAGTACAAATCATATAACAAAAACCGTTGGCAATACAACAAAGAGGCTATGCAGTTTTACAACTCGGCCATTTGGCGCAAGACTAGCAAGATGGTGCTACTTACTAATGATTACATATGCGCTGTCTGTGGTGGTGAAGCCACCATGACTGACCATATTATTAGTGTAAAAAAAGATTGGTCAAAACGCTTAGATTGGGATAACTTACAGCCAATCTGTAAAGCGTGTAACGATGCCAAAGGTTCATGGAATTAGAAAGGAGGTGTAGTTTTGTGGGTAGAAAGATGAAGGTTGTAGACAGTAACAAGAAGCATCTGACAAAAGCAGAAAAAGAAATGCGTAAAGAGGTTGAAGAGTTAGCATCTGACGGACTACCTATGCTTCCTACAAAGCCCCCTAACCATTTTAATAACATAGCCAAAGATGAGTATAAGCGAGTCATAAAAGGTCTGAGAAACCTTCCTGTTCGTAACTTAGACAGGGCTGTCCTAGAAAGCTACTGCACTTGGTATGCTGTTTACAAAGAAATTTCTCAAAAGATAGATGAGCTTGGGTTAGTTATCTATGATGATGACAAAGGTTGGGTAGCGAATCCATTGATTATCACTTTGGAGAAAGCAACAACCAATATCCGTATGACTGCCAGTCAGCTAGGGTTGACAGTTGACAGTCGCATGAAGATGTTCGTGCCTAAGCAGGAAAAGAAAGAAGAAACATTATTTGATAAGTTTGGAGGATGATATGGAGCGAATCAAAGAAATAAAAATAAGTTTTAGTGAAGAGGATAGGTATCCAAAAGTTGAGATTGATGGAGTATTACAAAAATGTATTACCAAGTTAAAACTCGATTTGGAAGCTAGGCCTGATGAACCCTTTAAAAATAATTTCTTGGTGGAATATTTAGATAGTGAATCAGAAAAACCTGTAAAAGTTTTGATAAACCAGTTTTATTAATTTCGAAAGGAGGTCATTTAGATATCTTACGATTATTCATTGATACGCGACGAGTTCAAGGACGTCGCGTTTTATTATGCTAAAGATGTCGTTGATGGGAAAAGACAAGCCGGAAAAAAAGTTGTGAAGTCTTGTTTACGCCATTTGGATGATCTGAAAAAAATCAATTTGGCACCCTATATTTACACATATATGCCAGACAAAGCCAGCAACGCGATTGAGTTCCTCGAGCTTCTCCCGGATGTAAAGACAGGGAAACCTTATCCGTTGGCTGATTTTCAAAAATTTAACGTTGGGAGTATTTATGGATGGAGAAAAAAAACAGATGGAACGATAAGACGATTTAAAAAAGCACTCATATCTGTTGCTCGTAAAAACGGGAAAACAATTATTATTGCTGGCGTTTTACTTTATGAGTTTTTATTTGGTAAAAATCCAGCATTAAGCCGTCAACTATTCTGTACTGCCAACGACCGAACTCAAGCTAAGATAGCGTGGACTATGGCTAAGAAGCAACTGGAAGCTCTTCGGACTAAATCTGCCGACATCAAGAAAGCGACAAAGGTGACAAGGGATGAATTATTCAACAAGAATGACGAATCGTATATCCGTGCACTCAGTCGCGACACTGGTGCAGTCGATGGTTTCGAGCCTTATGTTGGTGTCCTAGATGAGTATGCAGCATCCAAAACAAATGAAATGCTGGAGCTTTTGGAATCCGGGCAAGGGCAATTGGACAATTCTCTTATTTTGATTATTTCAACTGCTGGTCTTGATTTGAACGTACCGATGCACACAATCGAGTATGAATACTCGAGAAAAATCCTTGACGGTGAAATCGAGGACGATTCTTACTTCTGTTTCATTGCTGAACAGGATAGTGAAGCTGAGATTGAAGATGAAAGCACATGGATAAAGTCCAACCCAATCCTTGAGGTTGAAACTCTTAGAGAGAAAATTATGGACTACCTGCGAAAGCGTAGAAAAACTTCTCTTGAAACAGGAGAAATAAACAAGGTCCTGGTCAAGAATTACAACATGTGGCGACAGTCCAGTGAAGAATCATATATGGACAAAGAAACGTGGGCCAAGGCTTACATTGACAAACCAGACACACATAAACGTAGAGTGTGGTTAGGTGTTGACGTAGGGCGTGTAAGTGACTTGTTTTCGATTTCGCCAGTTGTCCGGATGGATGATTACTGGCATATTGACAACTTCTCTTTTGTTGCTACCAAATATGGTCTGATGGCCAAGGAAAAGCGGGATGGCGTATCTTATACAAATCTTGAAAGGAAAGGATATTGTGAGATAACTACACTTGAATCTGGGGTTATAGACGATGAGCGAGTCATGGAGAAATTGGAAGAAATGGTCTATACGAATGATTGGGAAGTCCAAGGTATTTGTTATGACCCGTACCAGTTCGGTTCTATCTTGACCATGATTGAGAAACGCCATCCAGAATGGCCTTTAATCCAAGTATCTCAGACAACCATGATTCTGAACATGCCAACCAAACAATTCCGAGACGACGTTAAAAACGGCAAAATAAAACATTCTGGAAATCCATTACTGACCATGGCATTTAACAACGCTTATACAAAGGTCGACAATAACGGTATGCGGATTGATAAGAACAAGAACAGCAATAAGATTGACCCTGCAGATGCTGGGTTGAATGCATATGCAGTCTGCTTCCTGGAGCCATTCGATGGTTCTGGTTATTGGACTGATGAAAAAATATTAGAAAGTGAGAGTATGTTTTAGATGAAGTGGCTACTAAACAACATCCACACTATCCTGCTCATCTTGGGATTTGGGCTGATTACCTATTCAGCCTTTTTATTTAACCTAATTTTAGGCTACTTTGTCGGCGGTATATTGTTGGTTGCATTAGCAATCGTTATAAATTTTTCTGCCACAAATAACGGGTAGAAAGGAGGTGAGGATGAATAAATGAGTTTTTTTCAACCACTATGGGGCAAAGTCTCCTATGATGATTATATTTCTTCTGTCCTGTCTGGGAATAGTGCTCCAACCTACGTTGGCATATCGGCATTGAAGAATAGCGATGTCTTGACGGCTGTGTCCATCATCGCTGGAGATGTGGCCCGCTTCCCTTTGATTAAGAAAAATTTTGCAGGAGAAGTAGAGGATGATGCTGAAATCAACTACTTGTTGAATGTCAAGTCAACCAAAAGTGCGACGGCCAGAGATTGGAAGTTCGCTATGGTTGTGAATGCCATCTTGACGGGAAATAGCTATTCTCGGATTCTTCGTGACCCAATCACAGGAAAAGCCTTGCAATTCCAATTTTTTAAACCGTCTCAAACGACAGTAGAAGAAACGGATGACCACGATGTGTTGTATACGTTCTCGGATGACACTGCCAGCTCTGAAATCAAATGTCGGTCTGCTGATGTTATCCACTGGAAATTCTTCACGCATGACACGCTACTTGGCCGGTCTCCATTGCTATCACTTGGCGATGAGATTTCATTGCAAGAGGGAGGCACAAAAACACTCCTTAAGTTTTTCAAGGATGGTTTTTCTAGTGGAATCTTGAAGCTGAAAGGTTCTCAGTTGAGCGGCGAAGCCAGAAAGAAAGCCCGTCTTGATTTTGAAAAAATGAGGGAGGGTTCTGCTGGTGGTAGTCCTCTTGTATTTGATGAAACG